AAAATCTGAACGGCCTGTTTTTCTTACAGTAGGTTCTGCACTAGTATCTGGAGGTTGTAAAGTTGGACTTACCTTTTGTTTTGCTAGATCACTATGCACGTTGACCATAGCATCAAAATCTGAACGGTCTGTTTTCCTTACAGTAGGTTCTGCACTAGTATCCGAAGGTTGTAAAGCTGGATAGTCAATATCAGAAATAGAAGCACGAAGTTTAGCTTCTTCACTTACTTGCTTTACATTATCTGTAAAACCGCCTATCTTACCTGCTTTTGGCCCTAATAATTCTTCTGTATCTCTAATAGTCTGTTTTATAACGGGTTCTAGTTTTGCAGAATCAGGTCGATTTACTGAAGCTGGATACTTAATATCTTCCGTAGCACTTTCTAATTTTTGTCTTTTTTCTTCTTGTTCTTCTTCTAGAGACATTTCTCCCCTTGGAGTTCCCATAGAAGTTACAGGATCTCCTTTTGCTAAAGGCATTTTTCCGCTTGCATCTCCCATAGAAGTTATAGGATCTTTTTTAGTTCCATATACAGGTCTACTAGTATCTTCTCCTTGAGGAACAGTAACATCCGAACCTAGCATAAGTTCATTTAACTTATCTAATCTATTTTCCCAATTTCTTTTATAACCAAACCGTCCTGCTTGTCTTGGATCTCCTGCCATAGCCATTTCGTGAGATTCTAAAATGCCCAACGCTTCATCGAACCTGTCCATATCTATAATGTAATGCCTGTTAGGATCGTTCATATCTACAGCACCGATAAGAACCCCGTTATCTCTTAATAGTTTAACATTCGATCCTTCTTTAGCTTGCATAGACCTGATAATTCTTCCAGCTTCTTCATCTACGGGTTCTACGGTTACTTGATCTCCTTCGGCGTAGTTCAGTTTAGCCATTTGACCGTTTATTTTTCCACCTGCTTTTTTGCCTATCTTTCCTCCGTACTTTTTACCTAGACCGCCTCCCTGTATCCCTTGAATACCTTCAGCACCTTTAGGACTTATACTAGCAGCTTGAGCTTGCCCTGTTACTGAACTTGGCCCCGAAGTATAACCACTTTGATACCCCCCTGCACTGAAAACAGAGTCTTTTCTTAAATATTCACCCACATCAAATATTATCGGCTGTGGATCACCAGAGGGAGCAGGTGCATCTTCTTTTTTAAGTCCTTCATCAAAAAAAGTACCAGCTTGCCCGAAAGATAAGCTTCCAGTATAGGGAATATCCTGCCAGTACTCAAATACAGATCCTGATTCAGTAGGCCCCGTTTGATTTCGGCCTCGAAAATAAGAAGGTAAAGTTTCCCCTTCTCGTACTACCCTTTCTTCTGGAGCACCACCCAATCTTGTTACAACAGTCTCTGGAGTTAATACTGCTCCTCGTCTAGCAGGTTGACCAGCACCTTCTACAGTTACAGTAGGGCCAGCGGTTTGTCCTGTCCTAACTGCATTGTTATTTATATAGTTTACATATCCTTCCGCTTCTAGTGCATCGTTAAAGTTCAAGCCGTAGTTAGTTGATAAAGGATTGAAACCTGCCTGATCTTCGTACCCTTGAGGCATATACGGTAGTCGTTCATTAGCAGTCATCTCATTAAAAAACGTACTGTGGTTAGTAGTCAGGTACTCTGAACTATAGACTTGATTTAACTGATTGACATCCTCTTGAGGATCAGTTATTGGAAATGCTACTATCGGATCTGCCATTCTTTTCTACCTCTATTGTATCGTTAACCGACTTCTTGAGTCTGACCAGTATTTGCAGCAAAGCCAGCTTCCCCTGGAGTCGGCGTACTTCCAACTCCGATTGTTCCACCACCAGTTGCTGTTGCATCCTGTGGATTAGCTCCTGCAGGTATTCCTCCAGCCCCTTCCATCCCTGCCTGTTGTTGACCAGTGGCAGCAGGAGCTTCGCCTGTTCCTTGTTCATTTACCATTCCTTTCAATATATCAGCAAAGATAGCAGCTTCGTTAGGATCATTTACCAGTTCATCTGGATCTATATCCTGTGACACGGCTATCTCTCTTATTAAGTTTGGAATTTTAATAAAGGGTGCTAGCATTGGGTTGCTTACAGTCTGTAAAAGTGTAGTCAATCGTTGAGATCTGACCTCTTTCTGCATCACAGCAGCTACTCCCTTGGGTTTAATTTCCAAATCTCCTACAATTTCTATATCTAAATCATTAAATTGCATGTTCCATTGAAAATATGCCTCTCCCATAGGCTTGAGTAAGTAATCATCAATATTTTTAATCACAGTCTTAATAGAAAGGCCAGCAGAACCTAGAAGCATGGATAAACCAGATGCTGTTCTACCTGTGCCAGTTACACCTGTTTGACCGTGTACAATACTTGGAATACCAGTTTCCTCGTCTGCCAACTGACGGGCTACTTGATACATCTGTAAGTTTTCAGGTGCTGTGTTAGGAAATTTAAGGCCATTTATAGCAGTACCAGTTACACCTGTCTGTCTCCTGAATATTTTGCCAGGATATACATCCATAGATTGTCCTGGTACTAACTGTGCTTCATCTACATCAAATATTAAGTTTCCAGCAAGAGCTAGGTTATCTATACCCATTCTCATATGACCATTCATAAGAAGTTGAGCATCTTCCATGTTCTCTGCTACGCCTACACCAAAGAATTGATAGGGATTTAATTCATAAGGAAATGCCTGATAAGGAATACGCATAGGGGTAAAAGGATTTACAACTGCTCGAATTACCATGCCAGAGCAAACCCATACATTTACTTGCACAGATGTCATACTGGACATACTTGCTGGTAATTCTATACCAGCTTCTTCCGCTAAAGTAGAATCTAAAATACCCCAATATTCTAAGAGTTCGAACCTATTGCTATCATTAATAGGATCATTATCTGAACGAATAGTAGGTTCAAAATGCCTCTCTTCATAATTCGGCCCCTGTTCTAAACATAATTCTAGCCGTTTTTCATCAAAGTACGGCCTGTTTATAAGATCTCGAACCTGCTCCCTGTTCATTCTATGCCGTTGAATTACATACTCACAATCTTCTATGTTTGTAGCACTAGGATCGGGATAAAAATCCCAACAGCTAACTGCTTCTATTCTAGGAACAGTTCTTTCGTAAGGATCATATTCTTTATCATCTCCAGTGCCTCTCCAACGGTGTACTTTTTTACTATAGTTAAATGGGCCTTTTATAATACCAGTTCCAAGTAAAGAACATTCAAAAATAGCATGGCGTAGAACATTTACAGCAGAAGTATCTAGAAGCTGATCCATTATGACCTTTTCCATTTTTCTAGCTGTCTCGGCTGCTGGTTTTATCTGGGGTTCTCCCATATAGCCTGGGCCTGGAACAAGGTTATCTGACTGCCCGAACTTAGCAGTTAATCCTGCAAGCATAGGATTGTTACTCGTTCCTGTAGCTTCTAATGCTCCAGGTAATAGTTCCTTGCCATCTCCTTCGAAACCTTCTGGGCCTGTAGGCTGCTGTTGTTGCATATTTAAATGAGCAAACTCAGCCACACCTTCAGGTACAGGAGTAGGTTCTATAGTTATAGGAAATTTTTTATTTGCAAAAAGAATATCGGTCAACTGACCATAGGCAGCAAGCACTTTTACTTTTGTAATTTTTAAAAATACTTTTGACTTTTCAGAAGATCTATACTGTGAAGATGCGTCTGTTATTCCACGATAATTTTTATACGCATTTAACCAACGCAGTTCATCTGCCCGTTTACCTTCTTCAGCATCTGTAAATTTACTTTTTATAACTCCTGCAAGATTCGATACTTCATCAGGATCTAGTTCGATAGGCTCATCTAATTCTATATCATCAGGTGGCATATGCCCTTTTCCTTATCTATGAAAAATCTTTCTGAAGTGAGTAGTCTCCATGCAAACGGTCAATAGAACCATCCACATGTCTATTAGCTGGTTTAGAATTTGACTGGTCTGAAAATTGGCTTTGATCTGGCTCGGCTAGAACCTTTTTTTCCAAAGGCATCCGAAACAACTTTCCGTCTGGAACATTATTTAAATCTCCCTGTTTAACTTTACCCATCATCTCTTTCATTCCTGGGTATTTATAACCGTATGGCATTTTAATCTCCTTTAATATTGATGTTAATTTTATTAATATCCAAAAACGGCATCTGCCATTTCCATTGGTTTATCTTTTATTCTACGAGAAAAGCTTTCTAAATTATAGTTCAATCTTCGCATCATAACCATGTATCTAAGAGCATCATACGCATGATCTTCCGCTTTTGTGTCTACATCTTCTGAGTTGGTTTTTGACAAAGGTAATGTAGGCAGAGTTCTTATTAAATTTGTACAGGTAGAAGCTATTCTAAGTCTAGGCTGACCTGTTATATCGTCCATCTTTAATCTTCGGTGTACTTCTATTTTACCAGCCATTCTATTAGAGTCAGAAGGAACCCATCTAACTCCTTTTGTCATCATCGTTTCTGCTATACTCGGCCCTATGCCAGTTTTAGACCAGCAAGACTTATCAAGTACAGATATTTGCATAGGAGGGTCTAAAGCTTCTAGTTGTACGATCAAATCTCCTAAATCTTCTCCTGTTAGTCCTTTTTTATACAACTCCCGATAGACCCATATATTACTATCCCAATCTATCGCTGCCCAAAGAACACAGGAAGGAGAACTAAATCCGTAATCTGCTGCTCTTATTCTAGGCCAGTTAGTAGGTACTTCAAAAGGTTCTACAACATGTACAGACCTGTCAAACTCTGAAAAAGCAGCACCTTCTGCAACGTCCCAATCACCCTCTAGCAATCTTCTACGCTCTACCTCTGGCAGAGAAAGCAACATAGCTTCGTACTCTCCTGAGTGCATCAGGTATGGATTGTCTGTCAATCTAGCAGGAATGAACTTTCGTTGAAATAAAGGTTGTCCTGCTCTAGCATGAGAAGGGCCATACTTTAATACTGCACCAGTATCTACATCCGTAGCCCAAAAGGGTTGATTTGGTATCGTAGGGTCGATAAACATCTTTTTTATCCACCAACCGCCCATTCCTCCTGGGTTAGCACTTGCTCTCATGTACGTTTCTATATCTGGATCGGTAGTTCTCAGCCTAGATCTGAGGTAGTTCCATACATAAGGTGTAGGATAATGTCCTAGTTCATCTATACCTATCCATGTAAAACTTTGCCCTTGATATCTAGTAACGTCTGAATCTTTATCTACATATGAGAAAGTAGCCGTAGCTCCAGAAGGAAATGCCCATGTTGACTTCGATTCTTTAAATTTAGAGCCTGGAAAAGCTCTTGGGTATATCTTTCTAGATTGATCTATAAGCTCGGTTAGTTCGCCCAGAGTACGCCTGAGAAGTAAAGCCCTGTGATTACCATTGGAAGCGAACCTAAGAAGATCAACCAACATTGCATATGATTTTCCCCCTCCTGCTGCTCCTCCGTAGAGAACTTCCTTTTCAGGTGCAGCTAAAAACTCTTCTTGTGGGCCAGCATTAGATTTAAATATTATCTGTGACCCTTGTTTTATAGCATCTTTTATAGCTTTAGGAGCTTGTTCTAAAGAATCCTCGCTTAACGTACCTCCATTTTCTAGTACGTTCAAAGCTTCATTAGCTTTTTTTACTCCTTGAGAAAGGTTAGCTACTTTTGTCTTTTGTTTTTGTAAATTTTTATTTTTAGCTTTTACTTTTTTTCGAGCTTCCCTACGCATGTACTCTTCCATTGATACACGGTAGTTACCCTTTTCTCCTTCTTTAAGCTTTGGTCTAGGCATTAATAATTAGCAGTCCTTACTGTAGATCCTTTTGCGTAGTTCTTTTTATTTTTATTTTTATTCTTTACTTTACCGCCCTTTTTAAATCTAGCTTTAAAACCTACTCTTGCTTCTTCACTAATAGGATCTACCCCAATCGAAATATCACTTTCATTACCAAGTCTATAAGAAGTTCCTATATTCATATCTCTAATAGGTTCTTTAAAATCTCCTACTAATTGTCCTGTAACAGCTAGTCCTTCTACTCCAAAAGGATCTTGTACCCTAGCTGAAATATCAGGCTGATAGGTACTATTTTCAGGGTCTATGTACCCTCCTACATCTACAGTAACTCCTTGCTGATCTATTACTCGTTGAGGAGGAATTTTTACTTCTCCTTCTTTAGCTAGTTGTATACTAGCCCCTACTACTTGCTGTAATCTATTTGTAGAACTTTTAGATAATCCAAATCTAGCTCCTAACGTAGTAGCAACTTGGTTTTTAATACCTTTAATACTCTCTTTTGTATCTTTATATTTTTCATAGGGTTCACCTTTTGAACGAACACTTGCTCTAAAAAGTTCTAAAGACACTTGTTTTGCAAGATTTTTTGCAGCATCTGGATCGTTTTCAAACTCAGGAAGTGACATTATAACAGTATGAAAAACTTTTTTAGCAGCTTCTGCACCCTTTTCTACTCTTTTTTCTTCAGCCATTGGGTGTCACATCCTTCATCTGTTTCTTAGCAGGTAGCATAACTACCCCATGAATAACTTCTGCTTGAATAGCAATGTCTTGTTTCTTACCTATTCCTACACGATCTAGAATTTCATTAGCTGCTTTCAGCCTGATTTCCATATGGTTCGCACGAATATCCCCATTCATGTCAAGACCTTCCATCAGACGACTGGCAGCTTTTACACTAGAGGAAGCTAACATAGACTTTGTACGATCTATGATCTCTTCTTTCAGGGTATTTACAAGCCAACCTCTGGAACTCGGCTTATAGCCAGCCTCGTCCATAGCTTTTAAGACTTGCCCCCCGTTATCCATAAGAACATTTAAAAACTTAATTTGTTTATCTGTATATTCTCTCTTAGCTGGTAGACCCATTAACTCTTTACTAACCTCGTACCGCCACCGTTGGCGTATGTTTTAGTATTTGGTGTTGATATAGCCATTAAGTTATCTAGATCCCGTTCATTTTTAACATTTGTTAGTTCAGGTTTGCCAGTTATTCTGGCTAGTAATTCTTTTTTTTCTTTGAAACTATTGTCTTTTTTTGCCATTACTTGCTATCTTTCTTTTTATTTTTTCTAATATACTAAAGATAAACATTCCAAATATGATATTTAATAATTGTGTAAATAAATCCTAGAAAAAATATTGCCATGCCAATTTCATGTAGTCTTCTATTAGCAGAAATTATTAATGGTAACATAATAATAAGCATAATAACTCTACCTAATACTTTAACAGATAGGTACTCTTCAGCGTAGAATACAAAAAAATTACCAAGAAGACATACTTGTAAAGTCCATGCTAGACCCAGTATAATTCTATGATATTTATAATAGTATTCTTTAAGATCAATTGCCTTTACATAATCAGTAGTATTATGTGGTGTAATTACTTCACAAATCATAAACATAAGCATCGGAACTGCTAAAAACAATAAGTATGTAAATAAATTCCAACCACTATTAGGAAAAAAATCTAAATTATTTAACGGATAACAAGTCCACCAAAACAGTATCATAGTAAAAAAGGTTATAAAACAAAATACCGTATGGGGCCAATAAAATTTAACTTGCGTTTTATTTGCTACTAATGCTGTTACGTTAGTCATTAGATTTACAAAAGCTAGTCCTAGTATTAAAAATGCTACAGGGGCAAGATGTGTAAAAACCATATTACTAGGATAGTACTATATTACATTTTTAACTTTTACTAATCATCTTTCTTTTCACATTCGCAAGGATCGCACTCACAATTTTCACATTCACATTCACCACAACCCATTTTACTATCCTTTTCTATTGTATTTATCATGCCAAAATTTACTAGCTTCTCTTAGCTGTGTATTTATCGTCCTTACTAACTCAAGTTCTTCTTCTATTATTTTACTGTAACCAGTACGAATTTCCAAATCTTTCTCTGAAATTAAACTATCTGCCAGTTCTATAACTCTATCGATATGACCACAAGAGTCTGGGGGTATATTAGGTTTTACTAACCGTGAAGCCATTTTTAATAGTTAGCACTTCTTACTACAGACCCCTGTGCGTAATTTTTCTTTACCTGACCTCCCGTTGCACAGTTCCACCTTTTTCTAGCCTGTCGTAGCCGTGAGTTAGGATCTTTAGCAGCTTTGGGAAACTTTTTCATCTGTCCTGCGGATCGAGCACAGTAACTTTTTCTACGGTTAGCTCGTTTACCTGTAGGATTTTTTTCAGTTACAGCAGTCTGTAGATTACTACCAGGATTATCCCTCCTGTATCTTGCCGTACCAGCAGCAGTCATACCAGCACCTTTTTTAGTAGGCCGATAGTATTTTTTTGTACGAGGGGGTTGTTTATCTGTAGACACTTTTAGCTCCAGTAAGTTCTAGCTTTTTTCTGTGCTTTCTTTGACAGTTGTCCATAATGAACAAGAGTCTTAGAAGTTTTAGACATCTTTTTACCTGTCATAAGAGTACCGTCAGGATGTTTATGCATACTACTACCTGTATGTAAACGCCCATCTTTAAAGTAATGTTTTACACCTTTAGCCATTTTAAACCTTAACGGGCCGTACACCACCACC